TATCGGTGCGGTCTGCGGAGTCTGTTGCTGGGCCTGCGCCTGTCGGGCGATTTCCAGCTTCATCTCGTTCAACTGCGCCTCCAGCGCCTTCCGCTTGGCCACCTCCTTGCCAATCCTCTTGTCGATCTTCTTTTGAAGCTCGGGTGTTAAGTCGTGTGAAGGAACGTTGTCTCCATCAGCTTCCTCTGGCACCTCGGCTTGTAGCTCCGGTTCAGGCTTGGCTTCTGGTTCGGCAGGATCGGCTTGCGCCGCTTCTGTCGGTGCGGAAGTTTCAACCACCTCCGGTTCTGGAGGGGTGGGGACATGTTCCGCTTTCGCCTGGGCTGTTTCGCGCTCCATGTTAAGGAGGCGCTGCGCAGCTTGCGCGACACTCATGTTCCCGGTACTTCTTGCATCACTTTTCGCTTCCGGCGCTTTCGCCTCCGCAGGCTGTGAAGGGGCTGTTTGAACTGTTGACGTTTCCATGGGTTTTACGCCCCCAAGGGCATTAACATGGCTAATGGCCAAGTAACGCACTCCTGTTGATAAGGAGGGCTTATGTCAACAAGAAATCTTGCAAGCCTAGCAGATTTTTTACTCAGCAACCCGTTCCGCCTCTATATCCGCCTCTGTCAGACGCTGCTGCACAAGGCTGTCATACAGGGAAATAATTCCTTCGTAGGCCCGAATTTCACCCGCCACGGCCAGCGCCAGCCGTTCATCCTTCAAAACAGCCTCATTAATGCCGTCCAGCATGGCATTGTGCTGCTGTTCGCGCAGTTCCTCAATGAAGTCCTGGAAGGCATCGTTGCCAACCAGCATCCTCATGGCGCTCTGGATGCGTTCGGTCTTTTCGGATGGGGTGAGGAGGCGTTTCCTGGTTTTCATCAAGCGGCTTGACCGGGGGTGGGCGTCGGCTGCATCGGTCCAGGCATCTGTGCGCCCAACCTGCCCGTAATGGCGTTCTGCTGCTGCTGAATCTGCTGCTGGTACTGCTTGGCGCGGGCCTCAATGCGCTCGCGAAACGCCTCGTCACTGCCAAACCGCTGCTGTATGTCAGGCTGCTGCATGTACTGCTGCATGACCTGCAAGCCAAGCTGCGGAGGTGTACCAATTTTGATGTTCTTCGGGATACCGGCGAAGATTTGCGTGAGATCCTGCAACTCGTCCTCCACAATCTTCTGCTGGCCCGTGGACACCGGCTGGATAATGCGCTCGGCAATGTTCGGGTCGATGGAGGCCACAAACGCCTGACATAACTCACCCCAGTTAATCACGCCCTCGCGGTCAAGCGTTTGCGCCCCTTGGATGATGGCCTGCCACTTTTGCGCCATCTTCTCAAAATCCGGCGACTGAACATCCCACGCTAGATAGAAGTCGTATTCCTCGTTGATGTCGCCTTTTTGGAACACCGTTGGGTCGGCGCTCTTGACGCCCATCACACGAAACATCACCTGGTCGTTGCCATACTGCTTGTACAACTTCCACACCTGGCGAAACGCCTTGGAAAGACAGGAGAGGAACTTGTCGATTTCCCATTGGTTGAAAATGGGATCCTTGCTCTGGTCGCCCTCTTCGGAGGCAAACCCGTTGTACTCCTTGAAGCCGGCTTCCAACAGACGCTCGCTCTCGTCCGTGTTCATGTCCGGGATAACCCGGTCGGCGTAATGGTACTCGCCGGCACGACGCTCAGAAATCAGCGCACCCGGACCCCAGCGGCCAGGCGGACGGCCCTGTGGGTGGCACAGCGGAGGCAGGATTCCCAGCGAAGCGGCGTCAATGCGGCTGTCCTTGTGCGCCTTGATCTGGTCTTGCCACGGTTTACCGGGCTCGGGCAGACCACGGGAGTCGTGCAGGCGGCGGGTCAGGTACTCGCGGCGGAACAGTACAAATGGATATTGCCCGTGGGCATAGCCGAGCAGGCCAAACTTGGCATATCCCGGCTGCTCAGAATCGGGAGGCAGGAACGGATTGAAAACCGTGCAATAGACACCGGGACAGCCATCCTCATCTGACAGTCGCTGATAGGCGTAAACGATGCCAATCTTGTCCGTGAATCGCTGCTGCGTGTAGACAAACGAGCGGGATAGCCCCTGCTGGAACTCTGACGGTGAAACCGTGAGGATCCGACCACGCTGCGTCTCAATCGCCTTCTCCACCCACTCCTCGTCCCAGCCGTCATCCTTGACCATACGCCGCAACTGCTCGGGCGTGAAGTATTCCAGCCGGTAGATGTCGGTAACATTCTCCAAATCGGTAGAAAACGACGGGATGAACAGATTTTCGTCCAGATTGAAGGCTCGTATAACCGGATAACTGCGCTCCGGTCCCTCCATGGGGACGGTGGCTTGACCGTGCTTGCGTAGTTCGCGCAGGATTTTGCCCGCCTTGGCCCGCGTCACCCCAAACTGCTCCTCAAAGAGTGCCTTGATGTCGTCGGATGCCGCGTCGTCGGCAATCAGAGCGGTCACATTGACGTTGGGAAACTGCGTTTGCAGCGCCTCAATGCTGATGTTGACCTGTACCTTCTCGCGCCGTTTCTCCCAAAACTGTCCAGTGACGGAAATGCCCTTCTCGAAAAAGTAGTTGCTGGCCAGTTCCAGCTCGCGGTCTACCTCGGGGATCTGCGTCTGGATAAGCCAGCGCATGAAGTTGCTGACCATCTGTGAGCGAACCAGGTCGCCCGATTCCACCGGCACGGCGGACAGGTTGGCGCGACGAAATGCGGTCGCCACCATCGCCACCTTCTTGTTGATGATGTTGTCAACCAGGAACACGCGCAGGTCGGAGGCACCGTCCCACGGGGTAGGGGAGACCTTGCTGCCCTCGCGGGTGTGCTTTTTACCATCACTGGACTGGCCGTTCCAGATGGCAAAGCGCGTCTCGTAGTTCAACCGGCACTGGTCAATGTACGGCTGGTTGTCGCGCACGCAGTCCTCAAAAGCCTTCTTGAGCTGATTAAAGTCCGGCCCGTCGTCGTCGCTCGGAGCCAACTGTAAACCCGGATCATTGGGGTAGGTGGTAACACCCTCGATGCTACTCATATAGTAGCTCCACTAATGAGCCCGAAAGGGCTTGCAAGCTAAATCAGTAGGAGAAGGTGCGATTTTGCTGCTCTGCCGCCTTGTTGTACTCGTAATACTCGCAGTTGCTTTCGCAAAGATAGCGCAGGCAGTCAATTGGGTCTTTGGTCGCCTCTTCCTTGCCGCCCTTGGCCGTGTACTCGTTCATGGCATAGATGAGGTTCTGGCAACGGTCGGAGATGTAAAGCCGGGGTCCGTTCAGGGCGGAAATGGGCCGACTGTCGTCGTAGGAGAGAAGGTTGTTGATAAGCTGGAGCCCGTTCTCAATCTCCACGCCGGGGGCCGGGATAACCGTCATGTCGGCGTCATCCAGCTCGGAAATGATGGTAGTGGCACCCTCTAGGGACTGGCGCTCGGCTTTGCCAAGGCGCGGGTCAATGATCCTCTCGTAGATCGTTTCCTCGTTTTCGCAACTGGTGATAAGCTCAACGTAATCTCGTATCCCCCGGTGCGCACCTCTTTGGGCAGGTCCGGGTTTGCCCTCAATAGTGTTTCCAGGGAGTGCCCAATCATCGTAATCCGGCCACTCGCGATAGACCCACCAAGTCCCGGCGGAATCAACTGCAACCCACAACATGAACCAGTTTTTGCTTCCCGCAGGATCAATAGACATGTACCGCGTGACACGGTAGTCCGGGTCTTTATTAAACGGTAGGTCTTCATGCTTTATTACGTTCACGTCCTTATTAAAGCCAGGGAAGACCGACTGGATAGCCTTGGTGGGGATGCCGTAGGCGCGAGCCAGCACCTCATCACGCGGGCGACCCTTGATCTTTACCTGGAAGTCGCTGGTGTCGATGAACTGGTTATCCTCCGTCCAGAAGTAGTAGATGATCGCTCCCGGACGGGACAGGCTTTCCTGCATGACGGGTAGCTCTTTTCCGACCAAGGGAGCAAACCGCTTCTTGAGGGTGCGGGTCTTGCCAAGGATGTCTTGGACGAGGGGAGTCCAGCCGGTGAGCGTTGTGAACGTGAGAATAATGCGGCCATGGTAGTCAACGGTTCGGTAGTGCAGCGTCTCAAACATCTTCTGCGGGCACTCCTCATCGCACCAGATAACATGCGCCTTGAAACCTTCCGCCACCTGGGCGTCAGCCTGATATTGCCGGTAGTTGCCAAACTTGATGGAGCCGCCACGGCGGGCACCGGAGATGGGCGGCAGGATGCAGATGTTGTCCGTGAAGCCGTTCTTCTGGCTGTACTGGACGGAGTGGTGGACCCCTTTCTTGGTGGGCAGCGAGCGCACGCCCAGCGGCAAGGCATCCCAGATCATGCGCTGCTGATCCTCAATGCTGCGGTCCTCGTTGACGTGGTAGTTCCGCACCTCCGCGTTGGGAATCGTGCCTGCCGCCCACACGCACAGGCGCGAGGCACAGACCGACTTAGAGGAGCGGTTGCCTCCCAGGATGACATGGATCTGATACTTCTTCCAGTTGTCCATCACATCCTGCCACGACGGCAGGATCCACCCCGCACCCACCGGATTGTTCAGCGCGTCCTGCTCCCGCTGTTGGCGGAAGGCTAGGTACTCGGCCAGCTTCTCCTTGGGCCAGTTGGCCAGCTCGGAGGCGGGCGGAATTGGCACCCACGGGATGCCAAAGTCCGGCTGTACGTCATCAGCGAAAACTACGTCACCGAGCGGCATTTTTCTTGTAGTGCCTGAATCCGCCCGGAATCCCCGGCTTTGCCGCCAAGAGCTGCTGCCAGGGAATCACGCCCTGCCCGTCAATGTTCAGCCCGTCCGGTTCCGCCGTGATGGAGAGACGGCTGTACTCCCGCGCCCCCTCCACATCCGGCTCAATCAGCCACTCGTCAGTGAATCGCTTGGTAACCATAAATTAGTTCTTAGAATGACTTTCTAGGGCTTCAACATCTAGCATTTTGACTGGAGTGCTATTGTCTGCATCAAGTCCCATTACTCTTTTTCCGAACTCTGGGCCGCAAATTACTCTTCCGATCCAGTTTTCAAAACACTCACAATCTAAATCAGTCTTTCCAACGATTTCACATACCGTTCCAATAGGAACCCCCAGTGTTGCACTGTTAATCATTCTAAATGTTAGCGGGCAATTTCCCATGCCTGACGGATGCGGCGGGGAGACAAGGCTTGCAAGGAATTAGTATCAATCTACTATCAGTATAAGACAAACTGATAGTAACGGAGAAACCACTACTAAGGCTTGCAAGGCCCGCAAGGACCGGTCCAGTCTCACCACGGCATTGAGGCGCCCTTCTTATTTGGGTGGTCAGTATTCCAGCCGGTCCCGTAACCTCATAAAATCGGGACACAATTTACCATGCCACGCAAAGTCCTAATCGCCACCCCGCTCAAGGGGGACGTCCCCAAGAGCTACTTCCTCTCCTCCCTCCAGCTCTACGCTGGTCGGATTCCCGACGTGAAACTGGACTGGCTGCTCCTTGACGGCCCCGCCGTGCAGGTCGCCCGCAACGAACTGGCCCACTATGCCATTGAGCAGGGCTTTGACGAGATGGTCTTCTGGGACAAGGATGTGCTGGCAGAGGATGAAGAGGAGAAGAACGTGACCGCAGGGGCGGTGCTGCGCCTGCTGGAGCATGACGTGGATTTCGTCTGCGCCCTCTATGCCAACCGCGCCCTGGAGACCCACTGGCACGTCCAGACCATCCCCGGAGAGGAGGCGGACGAGAAGACGGGGCTCCAGAAGGTGAAGCGGTGCGCCATCGGGTTCTCCAAAATCAAGGTCTCCGCGCTCAAGAAGGTCGCCAAGGACAACGCCGACCGCCGGATGCTGCTGGTGGACCCCGCCAACCCGCCACGCATGATGACGGAGTTCTTCCCAATGGGCATCTACGGCAAGAACACGCCGGAATACCGGGTGAAGCAGATTGCCCAAGCTATCAAGGAACTGAAGGAGCAGGGGAAAGACGGCTTCCCGCTCTCCCGCCTGGAACGCGAGCTGACGGTGGAATACGACGAGCCCAACGCCTTTCTCGGGGAAGACTACTGGTTCTGCGAGATGATGCAGGCTTCCGGGTTTCCCGTGTACCTGGACACCTTCCTCGTCCTCGGCCACCGCAGCAGCGTCACCATTCCAATCGCCACCCAAAAGCTCATCAAGCTCCTCGGGGAGGAATGGCGGCACGACGAAATCACCGCCTACAAGCAGGAACTATTGGCAGAACAAAAACGCCTATCCGGCAAACCCAATGAAGAAACAAACCCCCTATCAGCGGCTATCCGCAAGGCTGGACAGGCTTGAGAAGACGGCGGTCCACCACCACGCCCGCCTCACCAAGCTGGAAACGCCCAGCATCACCACCACCGTC